GACCCATAGTAGAGGGCGCTATTCCCCCGATTCCATCCACAAACGATCCAAAAACCCTCAGAAGTGGAATTATGAAGAGAGTAGCAGCCGAAACGCCACCAATCAAGTTGTTTCACAAACGTGGCATCAGGCAATTTACGAGATACTTCTTAAACAAGAACTTAACTCCCTTACCGCCGGATACAAATTATTCGGTTGAACACTGGCTTGCCGGCACCAAGTACAGTGAGTCAAGGAAGAAAGAGTTGAGGGAGCAAGAAGTCTCGCCTGAGGAAATTTCCAAATCCGACTTAGAAAATAAATTTTTTGGCAAAACTGAGTTTTTGGAGTCGGAAGGTGATAATGTGAAACATGTACGTATAATAAACAGCCGATCAGACGCATTTAAGGTTCTGACCGGCCCGTATTTTCATGAAATCGAAAAAGCTGTTTTTAAATTGGATTGTTTTGTAAAGTTCATTCCCGTTCGTAATCGTTTGGCGCATCTTAAACGAAAGTTGGAGGCCGATGGTATGAGGTATGCAGTTACCGATTGGAGTTCTTTTGAATCTCATATGACCCGGGAGGTCATTGAGATGGTGGAGTTTCAATTGTATGCTTACATGCTGCAGAATTGTCCTAATGTTGATAAAATTCTGCCGATTATTAGACGCGCTTTGACAGGCAAGAACACTTGCCGTTCTAAGTTCGGCGCTTACAACATCGACGCAACGCGAATGTCAGGTGACATGTGCACGTCGCTGGGCAACGGGTTCACAAACTTGATTTTGATTTCTTATTTGTTTGATTATTATCGCATCCCTGTTGATGGGGTGTTTGAGGGTGATGATGGGGTGCTGGCTTTTCCAGCGCGATGCCCCAATTTGACCAAAGAGTTCACCGATATTGGTGCTCTTTTAAAAATAAAGTTTGTTGACCGGATTGAAGAAGCGGACTTCTGCGGCATGTTTTGTGCCGACGGAGACGCTCACAATTTGGGGGACCCTTATTATGTCATGGGGACCTTTGGGTGGACAACTTCAGCACAATTGCACGGTGGTGAAGCAGTTATGATGGGGCTCTTGAAAGCGAAGGCTATCTCGCTGGCATATGAGATGCCCCATTGTCCTATCTTGAGGGCTCTTGCTGATTACGGCATGAGGGTCACCGGTTTCGCTAAGCCTGTATACAACGTCAATCGTTATGGAGAGATGGATTGGTGGACCAAGCAGGTTATGGAAGATGCTAAGCTCGGCCTTCCGGACGGAACCATAAAGGAAAGCTCAAGGACTTGCTTTGAACGTAGGTACGGGATCTCAAAAGAAAAACAATTTGAAATTGAGAATTACCTGGCTAAGAAAAACGACGTTCAGCCTTTACCAGATTTTGGTTTGAATTTTCCGAGCACATGGAGGAGGATGTTCAGGGATTACGTGAGAGTTGTGCCTTCAGGGTACTCCACTAGGCTCCTGACAGGATAGCCGTGCAACGTTCACTCGAAAGTGATGGCGCTACGATAAAGCGAATAGTAAAAG